ATTACCAGTATTTGCTGAGGTATTACAAAAATTTCCTTGGGTATTTTACGGTGAGAATAATTTATTACCACAATATTTCATAGACTTATATGATAACTGTGCAATCCATAAGGCGGTAATTACCTCTAAGGTAAACCAAATAATGGGTGATGGTATTGTATCATTAAATAACCCAATGGCTACAATTAATTTGGTTAATAAATCAGAGAATGTTTCTGAGGTAATGAAGAAATGTGCGTTGGATATGATGTTATTTGGTGGGTTTGCTTTAAATGTTATTTGGGCTAATGACAGAAAATCTATTGCTGAGATATATCATTTGGATTTTAGTAGAATTAGAAGTGGTAAATTAAACGAAGATGATGAGGTAGATTGTTATTATTATTCTCCTGATTGGAGAAATGTAAGAAAATTCCCACCAACAGAAATTAAGAGTTTTTCAAAAGATGAGGCTGACCCATCTCAAATATATTATTATAAATCTTATATGCCGTCAATGTCATATTATCCTGTACCTGATTGGTCCGCTGGTCAACGTGCAATAGAGATAGATATTGAATCTAAGAATTTCCATATGAATAATCTTCGTAAAGGAATGGTTCCAAGTCTATGGATTAATTACAATAACGGTATACCAGGTGAGGAAGAACAAAGAATATTGGTACGTGCTTTGGAAGAACAATATGGTGGAACTGATAACGCTGGTCAAGCAATCATTTCATTCAATGAAAGTAAGGAACAATCTCCTGAAATAGTTCAGATACCTCGTAACGATAATGACAATTATTATCAGGCTTTAAATGATGATATAACAAGAAACATATTATCAGCACATAGAGTTTCAAGTGCTGAGTTATTTGGAATTGCAACCGCAGGTAAATTAGGTGGTGGTGATGAGATTACTCAACATTCTGAATACTTCCGTAAGATGGTAATTCAACCATATCAAAATGAAATTCTTCCTGTATTCAATAAATTAATGTCATTGAAATTTGAAAAACCAACAATATTAGAGATTAAACCATTATCATTATTTATCACTGGTGACATAACAGACAATCCAACTGTGATTGATAAACCTGTTACATCTGTTGAAGCTGAAGCAATCCCTATAAATGAAAACATTAAAGGATTAAAAGGACGTGAATATCAAGGTTTATTAAGAATTGTAAGAGAATACAATAAAGAAAAAATAACAAGACAACAAGCGATGCAAATGTTGATGAATGGATTTGGTCTATCTCAAGAAGATTGTGTTGCGTGGTTAGGTGAAGAAGAATTAAACTATAATTAAAAATGGGTGTATTATTAATATCAGAGGTGAAGCTGAAAAATTTCACCAACATAAATAAAAATGTTGATATTGATGTTCTTAAAGCTGAGGTTCAAGTCGCACAAGATATTGACCTTCAAACTATTTTGGGAACAAAATTCTATAATCATTTATTATCTCAAGTTCAATCAACAGGTAATACATTTAATGCTAATGAATTGACATTGGTTAACGATTACATCCAACCATATTTAATTCAAACAGCTTACTTTAATGCCATTCCTCACTTGATGTATCGTACTATGAACAATGGTATTACACAAGGTACAATGGAGAACGCAACATCTGTTGATATTGAGACAATGAAATATCTAAGGTCGTTACAAAAACAACGTGCTGATTTTTATTCTCAACGTTTGATTGATTATCTATTGATTGGTAAAGGACAAAATTTATTCCCTGATTACAACAACGCTTCTACATTGGATGGTATGATACCTGATAGAGTTCAGAAATATAATAACGGTATTTTCTTGAGACACTCAACTCGTAAAGGATGGGGTGCTTCAACATTAACTAATTTAAATAATAATGGTACAGGTATTTACTCTGAAAGGGGTGAGAACTTCTGGAACTGTCCTGATTGTCTATGATAGAACAAATTATAATGACGGTTGTAACCACGTTAATTGGTTACTTCGTTGGATATCGTAAATCAAAGAATGAGATTGAAGGTGGTCGTCTTGAGAACCTTGAAAAATCTATTAGAATATATCAGGTTGTCATTGATGACTTGAGTAAAAAGATTGAGGAATTGACTGCACACATTGTACGCTTAGAAGCTACGATTGATAGTCTAAAGAAAGAAAATAACAAATTAAAAAATCATACAGGATTATAATGGAAATTAATCAATTCATATCCACATTACATCAGAGTAAACAACAGGCGATAGTGTGGCACCATCAGACAACATCGTTCTCAGAACATAAAGCACTTCAAAATTACTATGAAGAAATCATTGAACGTATTGATGGGTTGGTGGAGTCAATTCAAGGGGTCTATCCACGTATTGGTTCTTATACTACATCTCCTTTGGTTGATTGGAAAGAAGGTGGTTCTACCGTCTATTTTAAAGGTCTGTATGACTTCGTTCAAACAAACCGTACAACTATTCCACAACAAGAAAGTTGGGTCCAAAATCAAGTAGATAATATATCAGAATTAATAGCTGACACATTATATCAAATTAGTTTAAAATGAGATTAGAAGATTTAAGAAAAATCAGAGTTGAACTATCAAAAGTAAAACCAAATTGTGTTCCAATTAAAGCATCAAAAGAAAATTTTGTAATCCCATCACCAAATGGTGGTGAAGATGAACAGACTTATATTGGTAGATGTATTTCAGATATAGGTTCTGAGTATGACCAAGAAGGTCAGGCTTATGCGGTTTGTAAAGGTAAGTGGGACGAATAAAATTTTAGTCGGAATTTGTTTCGCACAGGATTTATATCTGATTATCAAGGGGTTATGTCTATGCGAAACAACATTCGTGTTATAAACATTTATTGATACTTGGTACCAAAAAAAAACCCCATCCACGAATGGACAGGGTTATAGAACAGGAACAGTTATGAATTAAACCTGTTCTAATGGTTCAATACAGAATACTCTTTTGGTATTATTATCTTCTGTTCTTATTTTAATTCTTAAATTTGGATAATTCTTTGTCACCTCGTTTCTAAGATGAGATGAATGTTTTGCAGGAATTAAAAAGGATTGACCAACTTTTATTTCATTTAACAATGGTCTAAATTGTCCTGATATCTTTTTATTATCGTTATCCAAATAACCTACATTTTGTATTTTATAAAGTTCCATATCTAATTTAATTTTCATTTAAAATTTTATTTACTTGTTCATAATCGTCAGCTGATATAATAATATGTTCACCGCTGAAACGTTTAATCATAGGTTCTTTTGTATTACCAAAATAATAGGTCCATTTACCCATCTGAACAAACACCGCACCACCTTCAACCTCGGTGACTTTTGTTTTCTTACCTTCTTTCATTATGTGTACTTTTATCTTTTCCATATCTATTTTTAATTTAATGTTAATACTATTGTGTCTGAATGTAAATCGGGGTAATGTGTTAATATAACCTCAACAATTTTTTCTCTTTCTTCATCATCAAATCCTTCGTAAATTTCTTCAACGACATCCATAACAACATCAATACTTCTCATTAAATTACCATCCGCAAATAGGATAGATAATCTTCTGTATAACATACCATATGTTTCATCTGATAAATCATCCATTAGGATATTTTCAACGGAAGTTTTTAAATCAAATCTGAAGGTCATTTCATAAAGAACTTCTTGTAATGTAATTTGTTTCATAACTTTTATTTAGAATGTAAAGGTGGGGGATTATTAGTCCCCCACGAAATTGATTAATGTGGTTGTACTAAACCTGATTTATACTCAAACCCTACTACATTTTCCATATAGGTAATATAGAAACTTTGAAAGTCCATAAAGGTTTCAAAAAGGTCTTGACCTGAACCTGTAAATCTAATGTTGGGATTGAACTCACTGGTGATTGTATATTCACCGTCAGGACGTAATTCAAATTTAAATCCTGATTGACCACATTTGATAATTGTTTTTTCTTCTTTTACTTTCATAACTGTTTGTTTTATGAATTAATAAATTGTGATTCTAAAAATTCAATAGATGACATTTTCATTTGGTCATTCCATTGAGTTGGTACTTCACTATAATCTTCTTCTGAATTAGTCAACCGTCTTTCAATAATACAAGTTTCTAAACTATTATCAAAATAGTAAGTGTACTTACCCATCTTGATATAAACTGAACCATTGGTCTCAATGACTTGATTGTCTTGACCTTTTCTTGTAATGTCCACCGTAATTTTACGATTAGACATTTTTTCTTCGCAATTTTTACACATAACTTTTTTTGTTTTAAACATCTACCTGATGTTTGTTTACACAAATGTACGGCGGGTTTATATATATTCCAAATGTTTTTTAGAATATATTTAAAAAAAGTTATCCACATTGATAACTGATTGATAATGAGGTAGTTACTGATCTGTTGGAATGTTGGTTCGCATAGACT